CACACACATCCTATATCGACTGTATTTTCATTTCCAGATCCTTTGACAGGTCAATATCTTAACAATATTACTTCTACACAGAATAATCAATTTGATTTGGTACCTCCTAATGTAAATTTAGGATTCATAATGTATAACAATACTATAGCATAATTGGAGATTATAGATGATTACGGAAGAACAAATCAAGGAAGCTTTTCCTTCCGCAAAAGATGATATTGCAACAGCAATCGTGGATAGTATTGATATTTTATCAACCAAATATGAGATCAATTCTCCTTTGCGACTTGCTCATTTTCTTGCTCAGTGTGCACATGAGTCAGGTGGATTTAGAGTAACAGAAGAAAATTTAAACTACAAAGCTGAAGGTCTTGTTACCACATTTCACAAGTACTTTCCTGATGAAGATACTGCTCAAGATTATGCACATAATCCAGAAAAGATTGCAAATAGAGTATATGCAAATCGTATGGGCAATGGTGATGAAGATAGTGGTGATGGGTATCGCTTTCGTGGTCATGGTTTAATTCAATTGACTGGTAGACACAATTACACATATATGTCTCAAGACTTTGGTGTATCTCTTGATGAGGTTGTTGAGTTTCTTGCAACACCAAAAGGTGCAGTAGAATCAGCAGGATGGTTTTGGAAAAATAGTAAGGTCAACTCTGCTGCAGATGAAGATAATTGTGAAGCTGTTACAAGAAAAGTAAATGGTGGAACTATTGGTCTAGATGAGCGTGAAGCAAACACTGCAAAGTTTAAAGAAATTCTTGGTGTATAATGCCTGACGTAGCAAGACTGGGTGATGGAAGCGATCATGGTGGAGTTATTATCTCATCTGCTTCCAAGACATCAGTAAATGGAATATTGGTTGCAAGAGTAGGAGATAGTCACTCTTGCCCTATTCCAGGACATGGAATAACATCGATTGCTTCAGGTTCAGGGCATTTTAGTTGTGAGGGTGCTTTGGTTGCTGTTATAGGAAGTGTTTGTGGTTGTGGAGCTAAAATTAGTGTTGGGAGCACCAACACTACAGCACCTTTAGGATAATTAATTCTATAAATATCTAAAAAGGATATAAAACATGGCCATTGCTACTATTGCTTCGAGAAATGATTTTGCTGAATACTGCCTAAGAAGATTGGGTAAACCTGTCATTGAGATCAACGTTGATCCAGATCAGGTTAGCGATCGTATTGATGATGCATTAAAGTATTACTGGGACTATCATTATGATGGCTCAGAAAAGATGTTTTACACATACATCCTTACACCCCAAGATATTCAAAACAAATATATCACTTTACCAGATAATATCATTGGTGCTGTTGATATGTTTGCTATTGGTGACTATATTGCTACCAATAACATTTTTAATATTCGTTATCAGATTGCATTGAATGATTTGTATACATTGACATACCAATCAATGGTACCATACTATATGGCATTCCAGCAATTGCAATTGTTAGAACAATTACTTGTTGGTCAACAACCTTTAAGATATAATAGAAAATCACAAAGATTGTTCATTGATACTGATTGGTCAAAGATCAATGCTGGGTACTTCCTTGTTATCAGCGTATACCAAACAGTAGATCCAGATGTGTATTCATCTGTGTGGCAAGATAGATGGTTACAGGAATATGCTACTGCAAAGATTAAGCAGCAGTGGGGTGCTAACTTAACAAAGTTTACTGGTATGCAATTGCCAGGCGGTGTTCAGTTCAATGGTGAAAAGATATACAATGATGCTACTGACGAGATAAAGAAGTTGGAAGAGAGAATGATGATGGACTACAACATCATGCCAACATATTTGATGGGATAATACTTTGGCAACCTCACTTTATTTTAACAACTTTAACTCTAAAGCAGAACAGAATCTAATAGAGAATCTAGTAATAGAATCTATTAGAATCTACGGCATTGATGTGTATTACGTTCCTAGAGTAATCACAGCCGAGAGTTCTACATTTACAGAAGCTGTCAACTCTGCATATGATACAGCAGTTAATGTAGAGATGTATGTCAAGAGTATTGATGGCTTTGATGGTGATGGTGAATTTCTTTCTAGCTTTGGTGTACAGGTTCAAGAAGAAATTACATTCTCTATTGCATATAGAACTTTTGAAACTAATGTAGGTGCATATCTAAGAAGAGACCGTCCATTAGAAGGTGATTTGATTTGGTTTGCTCCTTATCAAGGTTTGTTCCAAATCAAGTACGTTGAGATGAGACCTGTATTCTATCAAATGGGTGCATTGCAATTCTATGATATTACCTGTGAATTATTTCAATACTCTAATGAAATATTCAATACAGGCGTTCCTGATATTGATATTAAGTACAATACCATTGCTTCAGTATCACAAGCATATGATCTTTTCATGGAAGATGGCTTCTCTGTACTTGAAACAGAAGATGGTGCTGGTTTATATGAAGAAGAATATGTATTGGATACTTTAGATCCTGGTGCACAGAATGCTGCATTTGGTAACAACGTATTAACATTTGTAGATTTTAGTGAAATAGATCCATTCAGCGAAAGTCAGACAAGAATATGATAGGTCCTAATCCATTTTATAATTCTTTGTTTAAAAAGTACGTAGCCATATTTGGTACGTTGTTTAACAATGTTATTATCGAAAGACATGATTCTGATGGTAACCTTCAGCAATCTATTCAAGTACCTATAGCATATGGACCGAGAGATAAGTTTCTTGCTCGTATCTTGCAAAACCCTACTGGTTCTAGTCCTACAGCCATCACTTTGCCAAGAATGGCCTTTGAAATCGATGGTATTGTGTATGCTCCAGATAGAAAATTGCAGACAGTAAAGAAGATCGTTACAGAGAACGATATCAATGGCAAGAACGTATACAAGAAGGTATTTACACCTGCACCTTATGATATTGGAATGAAACTTCAAATCATGAGTAAGACAATGGAAGATGGTCTACAAATTGTAGAACAAATACTTCCTTATTTTACTCCAGAGTGGACTATTACAGCAGCAATGCTTGGCACAAATTTCAATGAGGAAACAGATATTCCTATTGTGTTGACTTCTGTTAATCTTGATGATACTTATGAAGCTGATTTTACAGAACGAAGAGTTCTTACGTTTGTGCTCAACTTTGTTATCAAAGGTTACTTCTGGGGTCCTGTCACAGAAAGCAAACTTATCAAGATTGTTCAAACCAATATATTCTTGGATACAACTTCACCTACAGTTCCTGTGTCAACAAGCATAAGACCAGGATTAACAGCTGATGGACTACCAACCTCTAACTCTGATCTAACGGTAGCTCTTTCACAGATTGATGAAACATCAGATTTTGGATTTATTATAGATACAACAGGGAATAAGTAAAGTGGCAAAAAAAGATGTAATATCCAGTGCTTTAGGATTGTCTCCAATGGAAGATTCTCCTTCAAAAATCACAGATATTCTTCCTGTAATTAAAGCAGAGAAGAATAATGACTATGAGTATGCAAGACGTAATCTCTACGATGTAATTGAAAAGGGTAGTAGTGCTCTTGAAGATATCATGGATATTGCAAAGCAATCAGAATCACCAAGAGCTTTTGAAGTAGTAACCAATTTAATTAAAACTATGGTAGATGCTAACAAGGATCTACTAGAACTAGCCAAGAAACACAAAGAGTTAAATAAAGAAGAAGACCAAGGTCCTTCGACTGTGAATAACAATTTATTTGTTGGTTCTTCTGCAGAACTATTAAAGATGATAAAGAAAGAAAATGGCTGATATATATCTAGGTAATAAAAACCTAAAGAACAAAGATGTCAAGTTACAATTTAGCAAAGAGCAGATTGAGGAATATCTCAAGTGCGCTAGTGACGTTGATTACTTTTGTGAAAATTATGTAAAGATTGTTTCTGTCGATAAGGGTCTCGTTCCCTTTAAGCCATTCCAATATCAGAAAAATATGTTTAAAGCGTTTGATGATAATCGCTTTACTATTTGTAAGATGCCTCGTCAGGTTGGTAAAACTACAGGTGTCGTTGGTTATCTCTTACATAAGATTCTTTTTAATGAAAATTACAACATTGCTGTGCTAGCAAATAAACAAGTGCAGGCAAGAGAAATTCTTTCCCGTGTTCAGCTAGCATACGAGTGGCTACCAAAGTGGTTACAGCAAGGAATAGTAGAGTGGAATAAAGGTAATATAGAACTAGAAAATGGTTCCAAAATCTTAGCATCTGCAACTTCGTCTTCTGCGGTTCGTGGTCAATCATATAATCTTGTTTATCTCGATGAGTTTGCATTCGTACCTAGAAACGTACAGGATGCATTCTTTGCTTCCGTGTTCCCTACAATCACATCTGGTGCTACATCGAAACTATTAATTACTTCTACGCCAAATGGTATGAATCTATTCTACAAGATATGGATGGATTCAGTCAACGGAAATAA